AGCCTGGCTTCGACCACTTGAACGTTATGACTGCGATCATTGGAGCATCTGCCGGACGCGCATGGTCTCAAGCAGGTCAACGCCGTAGCCAATCAGGCGCGCAGCCATCGCTCTATCTGCAACCTCGTAGGACACCCACAGAAATCCTGGCCACACCGGGCCGGTGACGTGTTTCTGATCGACGAAGACGTACTCGGGTTTGTGCACGTCACAGCTCGCCCGGCTCCTCTTGCCCATGTCCGGCAGGACGAAGCCGATGCGGTAGCCCTTGGCTCGAGCCAGGAGCGTCGCGTCGTAATCGAACGAGATGATCACGCATTGATCCGGCGGGCAGTGCTGGCACACCCGATCAACAACCGCGCGAGCGCCGAATTTCGTCACGCTGTCGCGCTTGATCTCAACGAACGCCGTCGCATCTCCCAGCGCGGCAATGCCTTCGGACAAGGGCTCGACACCCAGCGCCTTCAGTCCCTGAGCGCTCGTATCGAAGGAATCACGGTCCTTGCCCACAGTTCGGAGCAAACAAGCGTCGTGCATCAGGACAGGCACCATGTCGCTCGACATCTGCACGTCGAATTCGACGAACCGCGCTCCAAGTTCAACGGCGGAGCGAATCGCGGCGACAGAATTCTCCCGGTGCTCCATCGCATTTCCGCGATGGGCGACGATCCGATCTCTCACTCGCCGATCACCCACGCACAAGCAATCCGGGCGCCATGAAGTGTCTCTGTGATTGGGATCGGATGGATCTCCACACCCTCATCCACGAGGCGGCAAAGCACGTTCCAATGTGCGGGCTCGAAGTAACCGGACGGCATTGGCTCGCCATCGGCGAATACGTCGTCCATGAAGATCAGGCCGTCAGGTCGTAGCCGTGCCAGTGCAAGCCCCATTTGCTCGTACGTATCCTGCTCAGTCTTCGCTGCGTCGATGCAGATAAAATCGAACGTGCGATCGGTCTCGCGAAGGTAGGCGTTCGCATCCATCGTCACGAACTCGACGCGCTCCGCGACCCCGGCTGCCTTCATGAGCTGACGCGGCGAACGCGGGCGCTTGTCCACGGCCCAGAATCCGTCGGGCGCGTTGGCGTCGACGATGTCCACCGTCACGACGCTTCCTTCGCGGCCCGTCGCCAGGGCGAAGTTGAGAGCGCTGGTCCCTGTGTACGTGCCGATGTCCAGCACGCTGGTCGCGCCCATCGCTCGAATTGCCTGATACAGAATCTGACGCGTGCCAATGGACATCGCACGAAAGACAGACAGTTCTCCTAGCTGCTCGAAGACGGGTAACGCTGCCCGCATCCACGAGCGCTTGAGTGAGACGGTATCGTAGTCCGGCACCGCGCGCCGGAGGTTGCTGGTATCCATCAGGGGTACAGCACCTCGCGCGCGCGATGCTCGCATTTGTAGACTTCGACGCAGTGATCGGGCTCCCACCAATAGATACGGTCAGCAATCCCACCCAGCAGCAGGCCAGCGACGCGCTTCCATCCCTGCTCTGTCGAGATCCACCGGCCCAGCAGCCCGGAAATGGTTTCTCGCGGTAACGCCCACGGCAGGAACACGACGGCGCACAGCGCCATGTTGAGAACGATGTACAGGACGAACACGCGCGACAGGCATCGACGCCACAGCGGCCGGCGTGCGGCGATCTGGGTTGCTATCGCTATTGCTTCTTCTGCCACGTTCCAGCCTCGATCTCGTCAAGCATCACGTCGAATATGTCTATCCAGCGCCGCTTCGTGCCGAAAAACGGCGCGTCGTTGCACCGGCCCGGCGACGGCCATGGAAATGCAAGACTTGTTTCCAGCAATCGCCACTGATCGCCGTTCTGAAGCACGTCGATGGCGCACCACCTGGTGTCCGCCGCTTCCAGGAACCTGTTGGAAAACTCCAGCAGCGATTCGACCTGCGAGGTCACGGTCATGACTGGCTCAACGTTCCCCGTCTGCGCCACCGGTCTATCGGGGTAGCAGTAGCGCATGAAGGCCGCACGCTTCGTGCCGACCGCATTCACGCGCCACGTGACCGTGTGCGGGATGAACTGCTGGAGCAGTGCGTAGCCCTTCTGAACCGACTTCGCATTGCCGGCGCAGTGATGCACCGGAACGCCCGCAGCGAATAACGATGCGACGTGCGCAATCGCCTCGTGCTTGTCCTTCAGGATGCGAACGTTGACCGAGCTCGCCCCGACATCCGCCTTGCTGACCAGCGGATACGGTGCGTCCCGCTCGCAGAACTGCAGCGCCTCGTCGCGATCGGTGAATCGCCATGTCGGCGGCATCCATTCGGACCAGCGCGCGGATTGCCCGCTCTTGTCTTCGTACAGCCTGACCTGCGTCTCGTCCTGAACCATCGTCAGGCGAGCGGCCATCAGGTCGTAGTCGCGCTGGTTTTTCTGCAGCGCCTGAGGTTCAGCGTGGCATCGAATGAACCCGACGCCCTCTGTGTTCACTTCCTCGCCGCGAAAGATTCGGCGAGCGTCGTATCCTCGCGCCTTGGCCGACTTGATGATCGGCTCAAACCAAACGTGGCGCTCGTCAAGGACGTAGAACTTCACGCAGATCGCCTGTTGGAAACCATTTCAGCGCCGAACCCGGCGTGCAGTTGATGGCTAGGCCAGACCGCCACGCGGCGAACTGCCTCATGTGCGCCAGAAATCGCTCGGGCGTCGTGTTCGGTAACGGATCTGGATGCGGACCAAAGTAGTGCGTACCGTGCATATCGAAGCCGATCAGCACAATGCGGCTCGCCCGGAACACGTCTCTCGCCACGCGCATTCCTTGCAGGCCGCTATTCGGCCCGGAATGGAACTCGCTGGTCTGCTCCAACCGCTCGGTGCCCGGATGGAAGCCACCGCAGAACTTCCGGCCCGTAAACTCCGATGCTTCGGGATTGTTTGCCCACCAGTTCGGGTCCTGACTCACGAGCGCATCGGCCCATGGCGCAAGCTCGTACATGTCGGAGATCGCAATGGCGCCACACTTCCCGACCGCGTGCATCTCGCGGACGTACTCCACCTGATCAGCCGTTACCGACTGGCCAGTGGCGAGCACAACGAAGTCCATCAATCTCCCGCGTTCGCGCCTTCGCTACACGGGGCGGTCACGTACTCGCGCCCGCTGTCCGGATCCGCCAGCCATCCAGCTGGGTTATAAATTTTCCCGGTGCTCGGCTGCAGGATCCGCATCTGCGCCGTGAGTCCCGCGCGATATCGGATCGTGATGCGCGCAGTGATCTGACTCTGCATCTGGCTCGACGCGATGAACTCGCGCACGCTCAGCGGCGCGATCTCAGCCGCGACATCAGTGGCGAAGTCCACCCACACCGTGCGGATCGCGCCCGTATTCGGGTCCTGCTGCTGCCTCGGCTCTTGGATTTTGATTTTGTGGCGCAGACGGCCGGCAGACAGGCTCACTTCGTGTCCGCACTCTCTTCAGTTGCTACCACATGCTCTTCAGCGGCGGCCACGCGGCTCCCCTCTGTAAGGATCACGACTTTCACGCCCGTTCCTTCCAGTCCTGCACTGAGATGCTCCGAATACCTCGCGTGAGCCTCGCAACTCAGGGAACCCGGAACTTCGATAAACACCACGTCGCCAGGACGGAAAGCGCGGAGAATCTTGACTGTTTCGTTCATGCTATTGCTGGGTGTCTGAGTGGATAGAGAATCGCTGTCACCGGCATCGGCAAATAGCCGCGCTCGAACTCGCCATCTGCGTTTTCGTCACGGTTGCGCCACAGGTAGCCGACCAGCATCTTGGTGGCCTGCTGCACTTCCGGTCGGACGTTCTCGGTGTAGACGGTATCGCCCGAGCTGTCGACCACTGGATCGCCGCTGCTGTCGATCTCGGGAACGTAGGGTGATGCGCTTTTGAGATAGTTCAGGACCATCGCGGAAGCGGCGTCGACCATCTCCTGCAACTCGTCCTCGTCGACTTCGTCACCACCGCGGATTTGCAGCAGCGCTTGGTCCGTGGTGATCAGTGCCATTAGGCGCCCTTCCCATCACGGCCGCGCTTGACGCTCAATCGCCAGTCCGGCGACTGCCCAGGGCGGCCACTCGGCTTGGCTTTCTGCGCGATCCAATAACTGCCATCCGCCGTCACGCCGTCGCCACGCTCGTAATCCTGGCCGGCTTTGTACACGCCGCGCTCGAGCACGACAGGAAGCTGAAACGTGAACTCTTTGCGCTGCTCGCCGCGTTCGAAGATCAGTGTGAATGCGCGCTCACCGTCGTGCTCAACGCGCATATCGTCGAAGCCGAGGCCGTCAGAGCCGTCCTTGCCGTTCGTGCCATCGATGCCGTCCTTCGGCTTATCAAAACTCGCGAGCAATCGCGTGTGGATGTCCTGCGCACGGCGCTCGAAATCCAGCGCCCACTTCGTGAACGCCTGCTCGAAATGAGGCAGCACGTCGTCCACAGTGACGGACTTGCCATCGATACCATTGCGACCCGGCTCACCATCCTTCCCAGCGATTCCATTGACGCCGTCCTTACCGTTGAGGCCCGGAGCACCATCCTTTCCATCGATGCCATCGCGGCCGTCCTTGCCATCCGCGCCGGGTGCGCCATCCTTCCCGTCAACGCCATCGCGACCATTCGCGCCAGGCTGGCCGTCCTTTCCATCGACACCGTCACGACCGTCCTTACCGTCAGCGCCTCGCTCTCCTGGCGATCCGTCCCTGCCATCCACGCCATCACGGCCGTTTTCGCCGGGTGCTCCGTCCTTGCCGTCGATGCCGTCACGGCCTGCCGAACCGTCTTTCCCATCGATGCCGTCGCGCCCATCTTTACCAGCAGGAATCGCGTCGATCCTCTGTGCGAGTTCATCGATCGCTGGCTGCACATACTCCCGAACGTGCTTCATCACGACGGCGGCGAAGCTCTTCAGGTCCATTTATGCAGCCTTCTTTCGTAGCGTAAGCGGAGATTCGCGTCGTTCGTCAGCAAACGCCTTGTCCAACTCTTCTTCGGACGGGCTCACCGGTGATGGCGCAACGCTTGATTCCTTCGCAAACGGGTCGTCCTTCGCGTCACGTTTGGCCAGCGCCGCAAGGCTAAAATTCTGCTGCTGGAGATACAGCACGTCGCCACCTACCTGCGGTGCCCAGTTCTCCATGCGCCGCGCTTCATTCGGCGCGAGCAGTGCTCCGCTGATCGCCTTGATGTGCGAGTCCATGCGCGTCGATGGGTCCATACGCAGCAAGACGCCTTCGTCCAGCCATACTTCGGATGGATCGCTCACCTCAAGGCCATCCTTCAGCCGGCGCTCGATGTTCTCCACGAGCGGCTGCAGCGCTTGGTCGTAGTATTGCTGATTGAGGCCCGCGACGTTGTTGACCGTCGGCATCTGCCCGAGCCCCAGCTTGTACGGCGGCACATGGAACGTGGCGCAGATCATCTCGCCGGTGAACTTCAGCTGCTCGATGAGCTGCGAATCAGTGGCAGTAATGCTCATCGCGCTGTATGTCAGGCTATCGCCGAGCACTGCGACCTTGCCGGCATTCGCGCCGGAGTAGTTCGCCTCCCAAGCTGTCTTCAATCGAGTCGCGGTTTCGTCGGAAATCGAACCGGGCGCAGTGAGAATCCCGCTCGGCCGGCTCATGTTCTGAAAGAAAAGAGCGCTGTTCTGCTGGATCGCGGCTGCCTGCATGGCAGAGACTCCACACGCAAATATCGGCGACACGCCGATCAGCGGGTGATAGATCGTCCATAGTCGGTCGTGGATGATCTCGCTCGCAGGCACAACCACGCTTTCCTCAAGCTGTGACAGGCGATCTTCGCTCAGCTGGTAATAGATCCCTCCATCGTCCGCAATGAGTGGCGTGACTCGGCAGGGATCGAGGATGTATAGAGCGACGATGAAGCCATTGTCATCGCGCTGCTTGAGCACGTACGTGTTGCCATTGAGCAGCAACGACAGTACCCACATCCGCATGAAGTCAACATACGTCTGATAGCGGTTTGGACGCCGCAGCACCGGACGGTTCAGCGTCGGAATGAAGATCCGCTGTGCGCGGTCGAAGTCCATCACCGCCGCCGGCATCTTCGCAATATCGCCCGCGATCAACGTCGCGCACGAAAACACCGCCCAGTTCTGTACAACGGTCGGGCGGTCGACAGTGACATTCTGCTGCCAGGCGCCCGTGAACGATTCGAGCACGCGCGGCCACCATGACCACGTGCTGCCCGAGATAGGCGCAAGCATGCCGGCCGCTTTTCGAAACAGCGTAGCGACCTGAGTCTTGACGTTCACGGAGATTCGACGACCATGTCGCGACGCTTGTAGCCGCGCTTCTCTTGCTTAGGCTTTCGCGCGGAACTCACGAGAATCAGAACATCAACAAACTTCTCCTCACACTCGAACTCCTCTTCGGCCTTGAGCATCCTGCCGGCGTAGTACATCTCTTTGTTCGCGATGAGTTTCATAGCAGCCTCAGAAGGTGGCCGGGGTTGAAGTCCCCGGCCACACGTTGCCCAGAACGATTACTCGCCCCAGTTGACCGAGTTCAGCCACGAAGCGGAGGTGCTGCGTGCCTTGGTCCAGTTGATGTAACGCTCTGCCTTGATGCCGAGCAGGTTCTGCTGCCAGAGGCTGACCAGAACCGTCGCGGCCACCACCGGATTGGTCGGCGTGTCTTCGAGCTGCACAGAGGCCTCGCGACTCACGTCGATCGACACCTGACCGTCATCCGCCAGCAGGATCTCCGGCGCGTTCGCCAGAATCACGACCTTGCCGTTGGCAGAGCCGTTCAGCAGGCCGTTCGACTGCGAGGTCACCACCGGTAGGCCGTAGAACGTACCGCCATCCGCCCTGATGGTCGGGAACGACGGCTGACCCAGCGAATTGACCATCGTCGACAGGCGCATCGCCACGACCGTCGGCATGATCCACACTCCACCGACAACGCCTTTGTTGTTGGTGATCCACTCCGACATGATCGTGTTCACGTTGCTGCGAACATCGGCTTCCGACGTACCGCCGCTGCCGACAGCCGAGACACCGTTGATGATCGATGCCGGCTTCACGTTCGCAGAGCCGGCGTTATCCGGATCCACGAAGTCGGAGTCCGATGCCTCAATCACGGCCGCAGCCAAGTCATTACGGATCAGAGTCTCCGCAGACGGGCTGGAGAACCTCGCCAACTCTTCCGTGATCACGGTGATCACTGCGAGCTTGGTGTGACCCAAGGTCACGGCATCGAACGATTGGCGGCTGAGCGGCTTCGGCGCGCCCTCACCCACCCACTGCGCAGTCGAGCCTGCAGTCTGTCGAGCCATGCGGATGTCGAATGGGACCTGACGCAAACCAGGAATGCGGCCGACAATTGTCTGAGGACGCAGGAAGTCGATGAAGTCGTTCACCATGTTGGCGTAGTAAACCAACGGCGAAGCGAAGTCCGAGTCGGTGGTCGTGCCGATGTCGACAGCAGTCTTCACGATCTGCTCGGCACTCATGCGACTACGCAGGTCCAACGCCTTGTGCAGCATCGCGTCGTCTTTGAAACGACCTTTCGCGAACTGAAGCGAGTCCGAGATGCTGCCCTTGCCGGCCACCAAGCAGCCAACATATCGGGCGAAGTCCAGGCCCTTGTCGCGTTTCTTATCCAGCGGCACGATGTGCGGGGTGCCACGCTGTTTCGAAGCAGCTGCCGGATCCACGCCAGCGTCGACAGTGACGCGAGCGGCCG